CATCCAGAATGCCGTCAGCGAGGCCCAGGCCCTGTCCGAGAACCAGGTGCTGACCCTGCAGAACGAGGTGGGCGGTCCCCAGGCCTACCAGGTCATGGCTCAGTGGGCCGTGTCCAACCTGACCGAGGCCGAGCGGGCGGACTTCGATACCGCCGTCGGTTCCGGCGACGTAGCCAAGGCCAGGAGCGCCATCCTGAACCTGCATGGGCGCTATGTGGCCTCCATGGGTCAGCCTCCGAGGACTTCCGTGCGAGGCAAGACCTCTACCCCCACGGTGCAGCCCTTCGCCAGCTACGCCCAGGTCAAGGAGGCCATGTCCGATCCGCGCTACGCCAACGACCCGGCCTTCCGTGCCGAGGTGGTAAAGCGCATCGCCGCGTCCCCGAACCTCTAAACCCAACGGAGAACCTATGGACTGGATTGTGGAGAACTGGGCCGCCATCGGCACCGCCTCCCTCGCTGTGGCCGGTGCTGTGGTGGCCATCACCAAGATCACCAAGAACACCACCGACGACGATTGGGCCGCCAAGCTCACGGCTGCCGTCAAGAAGGTGTTCGGCCGTTAATTTCTGCCTAGGCGGGGGCTGGCGGCCGGGCATCCACCGGCCCTTTCCTTGGGAAGAACCAGAGGCGTTCCAAAGTCCCCACCTAGCTAGGCCAGCTAGGCCCCCTCTGGTTCTTCCCTAAAGCGATTCCCTTGAGCTGGTGTAGTTCAACGGCAGAACTGCGGTTTAGTAATCCGCCAATGTGGGTTCGATTCCTACCTCCAGCTCCAAACATCCTTTCTCAGCTGATGATCCGACGCAGGTGCCCCTATCCAGGGGGCCTTAGCTTCTCTGACCAACAGCGCCCAGCGGCAAGCCCTCTGCGGAGGACAACTTGGGTGCGAAGCTGCTGCCACGTCTGGAAGCGATCATCACCATCCAAACGTACCTGAGAAAGGAAAAGTCCAATGACCAACGCGACTCTGTCCCGCGTGGGCGTGATTGACACCACCACCGACGGGTCTTGGGCGCAGGATAACGCCCTGTTCCTGAAGGTCTTCGCTGGCGAGGTGCTGACCGCGTTCGACGAGACCAACGTGATGCTGCCGCTCCACCGTGTGCGCCAGATCACCAGTGGCAAGTCCGCCCAGTTCCCCGTGATGTGGAAGGCCGACGCGCACTACCATGTACCGGGTGAGCCGATCCTGGGTAACTCCCAGATCAAGCACGGCGAGAAGACCATCAACATCGACGATCTCCTGATCGCCGACGCCGTGATCTACAGCCTGGACGAGCTGAAGAACCACTACGAGGTTCGTGCCGAGTACAGCAAGCAGCTGGGCGCGGCCCTGGCCCGTACCATGGACAAGAACACCCTGCAGGTCGCCCTCCTGGCGGCCCGTGCGTCCGCCAACGTTACCGGCGGCTTTGGTGGCACCCAGATCACCAACGCCTCCGCCAAGACCGACGGCGAGGTTCTGGCTGGCCTGATCTTCCAGGCGGCCCAGACCTTCGACGAGCAGGACATCCCGGCGACCGACCGCCACTGCGTCCTCAAGCCTGCTCAGTACAGCCTGCTGGCTCAGACCACCAAGCTGCTGAACAAGGACTGGGGCGGCGCTGGCGTGTACGCCGACGGCTCCATTTACCGGGTGGCCGGTATCCCGCTCACCAAGAGCAACAACCTGCCCTCCAGCCTGATCTCCGCCACTACCGGCGCGAACAACACTTACAACGGTGACTTCAGCAACACCGCCGCTGCCGTGTTCCATCGGGACGCCATCGGCACCGTGAAGCTGCAGAACCTGGTGACCGAGATGACCTCCGGCGACTTCGCCGTCATGTACCAGGCTACCCTCCTGGTGGCCAAGATGGCGGTGGGTCACGGCATCCTGCGCCCCGAGTGCGCCGTCGAGATCGCCACTGCCTAGAAATAGGCAAGCCTGAACCCAAGGGGAGGCTCCTTTTAATCGAGGGGCCTCCCCTCTTTTTTCCTCTGGAGAGTCCTAATGGATCAGACCCCCACGACCGAGCTTGAGGCGGTGAACGCCCTTATCGCCGTCCTAGGCGAGGCTCCCATCAACAGCCTCGACGGTCAGCTGACCATGGACGTGATGGCCGCCCAGAAGACCCTGCACCGGGTGAGTCGGGTGGTCCAGACGGAAGGCTGGCAGTTCAACATCGAGGACGAGTTCGAGCTGACTCCCGACGTGGACGGCTACATCAACGTCCCTAACAACTACATCAGGGTCAACCCTGACCCCCGCTACCACCTCCCCAGGAAGATCACCCGCCGTGGCACCCGGCTGTACGACCGGACCAACCACACCTACCAGTTCGAGGACAAGGTGCTCGCCACTGTGACCCTGTTCCTTCCCTTCGAGGAGCTGCCTGAGACCGCCCGCTACTACATCACCGTCAAGGCGGGACGGGAGTTCCAGGATGAGTACGTCGGAAGCGACACCCTGCATGGATTCGACCAGGTCGATGAGGTTCGTGCCAGGGCGATCCTGCTCGATCAGGAGGGGAGGACCGGCCAATACAACATCCTCAACGCCTTCCCGAACATCAGGAGATAACCATGCTGGTGAGTATCCCCATCCCCAACATGATCAACGGCGTCTCCCAGCAGGCGGCTCCCCTCCGGCTGCCGTCTCAGGGGCAGCTCCAGGTTAACTGCCTGGACTCCGTTGTTGAGGGTAAGGGGAAGCGCCCGGCAACGTACCACGAAGCCAAGCTGCTGACCGGCACCCTCTCCGAAGTCTTTATCCACACCATCAACCGCGACGTGAACGAGCGGTACAAGGTCATCATCACCGACGGTGACCTCAAGGTCTTCGACCTGGCTGGCAACGAGAAGACCGTGGCCTTCCCCGACGGCAAGACCTACCTGGACGTTGACAGCCCCCGAGAAGACTTCGCCGTGGTGACCATCGCGGACTACACCTTCGTGGTCAACAAGGCCAAGACGGTAGCTATGAAGGACGCGGCCGTGAGCGCCAGCCCTGACCGGGGCTACGAGGCCATCGTCTGGATTCAGCAGGTCAACTACGACACCGACTTCTCCATCACGGTGGACGGCAACACCGCCTCCACCAGCATCGGCTCGGCTCCGCCTATCAAGTCCACCACCGTGGCCTCCAGCCTCCAGTCCTCCCTGGCCACCGCCCTTGGGGCCAACTACACCGTCACCCAGCAGCAGTCCACTATCTGGATCAAGCGTAACGACGGGGCTGACTTCAACGTCTCCATCGAAGACAGCCGGGGCAATACCCACATGAAGCTGATCAAGGGTCAGGCCCAGCGATTCAGCGACCTGCCCACCGTGGCCCCGGCGAACTTCGTGTGTGAGGTCGTGGGCGACAAGTCCAGCGACTTCGACAACTACTACGTCAAGTTCGTCCCCAACAACGACAGTGCCACCTTCGACGAGGGCGTGTGGGTCGAGACGGTCAAGCCTGGCATCGAGTGGGAGCTGGACGGCTCCACCATGCCTTACGCCCTAATCCGCGAGTCGGACGGAAGCTTCTCCTTCGAGCAGCTAGTTTGGGGTAAGCGGGAGGCGGGCGACGCGGACAGCGCCCCTGACCCTAGCTTCGTGGGCCGCACGATCAACGACATCTTCTTCTTCCAGAACCGGCTGGGGCTATGCGCCGACGAGAACGTCATCATGTCCCGCGCCGCCTACTTCTTCGATTTCTTCCCCTCCACCGTAACCACCATCGTGGACAGCGACCCGGTGGACGCGGCGGCCAGCCACACCAAGGTGAGCATCCTTTATCACGCCATCCCTTGGGACGAGAAGGTGCTGTTCTTCAGCGACCAAACCCAGTTCGTGCTGGACCTAGACGGCGGAATCCTGTCCCCCAAGAACGCCCCCATCAAGCCCATCACCAGCTTCGAGTCCTCCACCAAGGCCTCCCCGGTGGGCGCAGGTAAGAACATCTTCTTCGCCGTGAGCCGGGGCGAGTACACCTCCATCCAGGAGTATTACGTCCTGCCCGACAGCGACACCGAAGACGCCGCCGACAGCACCGGACACGTCCCTCAGTACATCCCGAAGAACGTCTTCAAGATGGCAGTGACGGACAACGAGCGCGTCCTCCTGGCCCTGTCCGGCGACGAGCCGAGCAACCTATACGTCTACCGCTACCACTGGCTGAACACCGAGAAGGTCCAGTCCAGCTGGAGCTACTGGACCTTCCCCGACGCCAGCATCCTCAACGCGGACTTCATAGAG